GTGGAATCACTTGAAGAAAAAAGACCACGCCTTTGTAAAACAAACTCGTCCGGCATCTTATCTTGCTTTGAAAAGTTACATTTGCGACAGGCAGCCACTAGGTTCTCCGGATCATCTGTGCCACCTTTGGCCACAGGAATAATGTGATCGACTGTGTTGGCATCCATGCCGCACCAATAGCATTCACGGCCATCACGATTGAGGATACGAAGCCTTAGCTTCTTCCATGTAGCGCTGTTCACCTTACGCTGTGAGTGAAGTGTCATCTAGTAGTACCCGTGTTTTCTGTGGAATGACCAGGCATTGCATATAGTTTTATAACGCACCTTGATGTATGCAAGTGTGGCATCTATCTGCCTGTATCCATCGAGATTCCTGTAATGCTGCGAACGCATTTGACCTAAACCAAAGTGAGATCCATTCTTTGCATCTACATGCCAGGATCTATTCTCTTTGTATATGATGGCTTGAAAGCATTGATATTGCTTATCATTAACGATTCTTGAATGTGCATAGAGCTTGTATTGATCCGCTTGTGTAGCTTGTGCGGGTTGCATATTTGTCACTAAGACGCCTAGAACTAGGCATAGTACGGCCGTTAGGGAGTAGTGCACTCGCGAGCTACCCGCCTGCAGGCGCTCGCTGATTGCGAAAGAGCGTACCGCGCTAGTCAAATACCCGTCAAGCATAGGGGAGTTATCCACAGGATTTAAGCGTAATGACCGGCGTGTTGTCCACAGGTTATCCACAGGCATCCGCCAGCTGATTAATTCCCATCACTCCACAGCCTAAGCATTGAACTAAAACCACATGATCACCAAGCGGGACTTCATTATTAAATACAGCGTGGAAAGTGACCTTCTTTTCAACCCGACATTGGAAGCGTAGCTTCTCCATGGGAGCTCCTTCTTAGATTCTCGATGGGATGCAAGTGATATTGCTCGACCCAATAAGTCGGTTGATCGCGTCTGCGCCATCTTTGATTCTTTGCAATAGCAATGGGAATCCAGCCCTTGAGCACATAATTTGGCGACTTGCCTGTGACCAAGATTGCGATGTCTGTGCTCCGGTCGCTGTCATGAATAATCAGAGATCCGCTGTCGTACTTAGTCCACTTGACTTCGATGATGGATCCGACGTCGGCCGTGCGTTTAAAGCGTGAGTCCCTGGCCGTGAAGTCTGCGATTCCGAAATACCTGGCGACGGCATATTCAGCGCCTATTGATTCGGCTGTCTCGGTGATGTAATCGTGAAAGTTCAGAGCCTTGTTATAACGGCTTACATGATCGGGTGTCGCGTCTATCTCTTCCACCCGCTCAAGTGCAACCCTGGCAGCTTCCCATTCTTGCTCATGAGAGATTTTCATCTTCATTTGCATTTGTCACAAAACCAAAGAATTGTCAGGCCACCGGCTTTTTCATGGCGACCAAATTCCAAAGGCTGCCATCGCTCACATTTGTCGCACCATTCGATTTGAATGGGCTCATTGCGGATTTCTGTCCCATCAAGCTGAATGGTGAGTGATTCGCCATTTGGCTTCTCGATGTATAACTCTCCCATCAGAGTTGAGACTTCCACTTGCCATCTGATGCCAAAGTTAGCCACAGCGCCGAGCATTGCTTTGCCTTAATGCGCTCCGTGCAGACATAGCCTTTGTATGGCTTGCCAGTCTTAGGGGATACGCCTTCTTTCAAAAGCATGTGGCCATGGGCGCAGATAGGGGATTCGGCAATCAATTCTGCACCGAGTGCCGCTCCGAGCTCTGCAATGGCATCTGTGGCCGTCGTAAAGCCTTCTTCTCGGGTCGTGACTGTCACTTCACCAAGTGGCTGTGACCATGGATCGTGCTCGACCTTATTGACAAAAGCGGCTGGCAAAGCTTCTACTTGCTGCATATTTTGCAGCGTTGGTCGTGTGTCTGTGCCTAAGAGAAGTCCGGCACAGCGACCAATTGCGGATGTGACTGTATCTTCGACAAACCACCGTTTCATACTCGGGTTATATGATTCGACCCGTCCAAATGCGTAGTCAATAGCTGATGGCTTCTCATCTTCATATTCACGATAAATCCTGCATTCGACCAGGATGTAGCCGGCAGCTGCATTGAAATCAATGATCGATGTTTCCACGCGATTGCTTGGATGTGTGGAATGTAGCCGTTTGATTCTTGTGGCCACATCTTCATAAGTGTCAAGGAAACTCATTGGCTCACCGCCTTGCGTGACGCTGCAATGCGTCCGCGAATAAATCCTTCGCGCCTGCCTTCTTTAAAGCCTGATGCGTATCCGCCCGTAAATCCGGTGAGCACGCCCAACAAAGACCACGCCACAATCTCACTAAATGCATACATATTTACTCCCGAGTGCTAGGGTCATCCCTAAGGGAGCAAAGAAAGGGTAAAAATATTATGTTAAGTAGCTTAGAGCCGTTTACGCTCAAATTTACTTTACATAATGTAACAAATCGGAGTTTGATAATTATCACCCACCGATTTAACCCTTGACCGCTCCCCAGTCTGACGAGTTGAATGAGTGCTACCACTCATTTGTGGAAAGTGTAAAACAGGGTACTGACACTTTTCAAGATGACACGCGGGTGATTTTCTCGGGAGCGAAAATGACAGCATCAAAGCAACAGCCCACAGGAATGGTCAATGTGACCAGCACGGCACGAATGCAAGGAAAGCTTGAAGTCTTTGGATATGGCTTCGATGATCGGGCGATAAGCCCTGGGGATCTTGTAATCGTCACCACGGATTACGTCATGGAAAACATGCACCGGCAAAGTATCGAGTTCGTCTTGAGACTTCGTGGACGGGATATGCATCTATTTGAAAAAGAATCACACACGGCGCGATTGCTGTGGGATGAGAATAGGCATTGGCTAAATGCGGCCGTTAATACTCCAAACCTCGACCAACGTGGAATGAGTGAGATTAGGCTTTCGGATCAGATTGATACTCTGAACGCTTTTCGCCGGCCGTAGATTTATCCTTCAAGCCATTGGATGCAAGGACTGATCCGAGAGCTCCGGTGAGGAATACGGTGAGAGTCGTGAGAATGTCAATGAAAGCTTTATCGTTTGGCGCTTGAGCACCAATCGGCTGTGTGACGAATATGAGAGCGTAGAGCATTCCCATGACAGAGAATGCAAACACGAGCGCGAGACACACTCCGATGAACACAATGAGTCTTGCTTTGAGCTGCTCATTGCTTAGGCGTTGTCGCGATTTGGTCATTGATTGTCTCTCCAATAATGTCTTGAGTGCAGATTCCTTGAACCTTACATTGCGGCGGATTACATTCAGGCTTTTCCCAGTTTTCGAATAGCTGACATTCATATCTAGTCCATCCCTGATATTGACCACATCCGGACAGCCCGAGACATATTCCCGAGACTAGGGCTATCCGGAGTAGTTTCCGAGTCACTTCCCCTTTAACCCGAAAGCTGCATCGTTTGGATTTAAATAACGCAAGATGACAGGGAGCACAGCTGCAAGCCCCGCGTAAGCGATTGCCTTTGGATCCGTAATTCCTGCCATGTACACAGCGATTGCCGCTGCTAAGAATGAACGCGCCCAGGATGCTGCGAGAGCTTTGATATTTGTCATTTCTTCTCCTTTTTGAGAATCGATTTCTTCGGTGCTTCGACTTCGATGATTGGATAGTCACCCTTATATGGGACGTACTTCGGACGGCCAAAGCCGACGACTTCTTTCCCAATTGTGCGTGACTTGACCATCACCATTCCGCCGTTGCGTTGGTCGCCGCTGCCGGATGTATTGCCTTCGATGGTAACTATCGTCTTTCCATCGATTGCCGCGACGATTCCCACATGGCTGATGCGATCAACGCCGTCATGTGGAAAGTCCATGAATGCAAGATCACCAATTGCCGGTGTCTCACTCCATCGTGAAGTCTCTTTGAACTTATGCGCTCCCACAGCTGTTGAGACAATTGAATGCACCTTGACGCCAGCTTGTGCCAGCACCCAATTGCAGAATGATCCGCACCAGGGAAGTCCATCGGCGTTTGTAAACTTTCCGTACTTTGTGAGATTGTCGCCTTCTTCGACTGTGCCGATTTCAGCTTGTGCAATC